ATTGGAAGGATGGACACTCAAATAATAATTGAGAGTTCAATAATAACCAGGGAACCAGTAACAGGCGAACAAGTACATACATGGTCAACTTTTGCGACTGTGTGGGCTGAAAAAATGAGGATGCCGATCAGCAACGAAGTGATAGAAGCGGATCAGCAAGTGGCTCGAAAGGTTTCAAAGTGGAAGGTAAGAAGTTTGGCGGTGACTGAAACTATGAGAGTAAACAGGGGCGGAGAGATTAGTTATATCAGCGGAATTGAAGAGATTGACAGGAATAAGTTTTTAGTACTGACAACCGAAAAAAGAGATAATGGGTAACGTTGAAATACAAGGGCTTGATACTTTAAAGTTGGCACTCAGGAGCCTCCCGGAGAATTTACGCCCTGCGGTATTGCGTGACATTGCCCGTAAGCCAGCATCGAAAGCGGCAAGTGTTTCACGGCAGTTATTTCCTTATGGCGATAGCGGTAAAACGGCAAGAACAATAGGGACTTTGAAAGTAAAAAACTCAAAGCAGACGTTTGTAGAGGTTGGTTTTCGTGGTCGGTCGCTTGGATACATTTATGTCTCAAAGAATGTGATCAGCAGGGACAAAAGAGGAACCATAAAAGGAACTCCGTGGCTTTTTAAACGTGCCGGAACGATGTTAGGAACGCGAGAACTAAAAACAGACATGAGTAAAGTGATAGGAAAGCATTTCAGAAAGTACGGTTATAAGCCTGCATTATGAATGGGGATTTAGCGGTTATTGATGTTCTTAGAAATAATGTTTTAGTAGCTGGGTTCATTGGTGGAACAGGCGTAAACAATGCGAGGGTATTTTTAAGCGATGCTCCACAAGGAGCACCAATGCCTTTTATCATTGTGGACGTTTACGATACCGAACCATTCGATACGAAGGACGGGGTGAGCGTAACGGATCACGATTTAGTAAAAACGTTTGCCTACGCTGAAACAAGTAAACAGGCAGTCGATTTAGCGGATGCAATGCGGACGGCATTGGATGAAAAGAGAGGGACATTTAACGGAAAGACAGTTATCAATATTCGTTACATGAGATATGATGGTTATAATGTGGATTTGATTAACCGGAAGGCTTATGTACGAGAACAAGATTATCAGGTAAGAATTAAAAATTAAAATAAAAAGTATATGGCAACAAGTAACCCGATGTATGGCCGATTGATGCTCCTTAGACGGAACGGAACGGCTATCAATAATTTAAGGAACTCAGGACTAACCCAACCGCGTGCGACTCGTGACGTTACGACCAAAGATTCGAACGATGAGGGAGAGATCAGGCCAACCATTAAGGGTCCGCGTTCAATCTCTTTTGATGGCATTATTTCAAATGCTGCTTCCGGTTCAGTAGTTGGTGTTTCTCAGTTTCAGGATGATTACACAAATGGAAATGTGATTGTTTGGAAATTGAGTAGCGGTGTAGCCGGTGACCCTTCATGGACTGGTTCAGGATTCCTTACCAAGTTTGACATTACTGCTCCACACGATGGCAACATCGAGTTTAGCGGTGAGGTTATGACTACAGGTCCTGTAACATACGCTATTGAGTAATGGAGATAAACTTAGGAGGTAAGAGTAGGCCCGTGGCCTACACTATCAATGCGCTTATTGAGTTTGAAGAAATTACAGGACTTGATTTGTTTGGTTCGCGTGAAGATGCAGCCAAACTTGTGAGGTTAAAGAATATGCGTGCCCTTGCTTTTGTCGGGTTAAAGCATGGTGTAAAGGAGCCTGATTTTACTATCGAAGATGTGGGTAATTGGATAAGTTTCAACAATGGCAGCATTGGCGAAATTATGAAGGCATACAGCAAAGATGTAGGAGGCAAAACGGACTCAGAAGAAAAAACGGAAGAACTCCCAAACTAACTTGGGCGGGTATAAGAAAACTCGCCCTCGGTAGATTAGGATGGTCGCCAAATGATTTTTATACAAGCAAGCTCGTTGATTTGTTCGATGCGCTTGAGGGGTTTAATGAACTTGAAAGAGATAGGCAGAACTTAATGATAGTTCAAACCCGGAAGACCATAGCATGGCTTTTTAATGTTCATGTAGGCAGGTCGGATAGAGTTTCAGAAAAAGAAATATGGCCACTTGAAATAGACAAAGAAGATAAACCACCAGAAGTAACCGTTACAGTCAATGGGGAATGATTTAACACTAAAGGTCGGTTTTGATATTGCGAAGTTTCAGGCCGAAATGAATAAGACCACCGGAGTCCTTAATAAATGGTCTTCCGGTGTTACAAATTCCCTCGCTGGTGTGGCCGCTGGATTCAGCGCACTTGCAATCGGCAATTTTGTTTTAGATGTTTCCAAGCTCGCGGGTGAAGCCGAAGGAGTTCGGGCGGCTTTTGAAAAATTGCCTCAGTCTATCAAGTTAATGCAAGACTTGAAGGCAGCTACTTCGGGAACTGTTAGCGAACTTGACTTAATGAAGCGGTCTGTAATGGCCGCAAACTTCGGAATCTCACTTGAAGCACTTCCTAAACTTTTAGAGTTTGCAGCAGTACGGGCAAAGCAAACAGGCCAATCGGTCGATTACTTAGTAGATTCTATCGTAACGGGTATAGGTCGAAAATCAAAATTAATCCTTGATAACTTAGGTATTAGTGCAGTCGCTTTAGATCAGGCGTTAGGCGGGGCTTCTACGGCAGCGGCAAGCGTTGGAGATGTAGCGGAAGCAGTTGGGAAGATTGCAGCCGCAGAGCTTGAGAACATGGGCAAAATGAGCGAGAACGCTTCTACTAAAATGGAGCGTCTTTCTGCTAATTGGGTTAATCTAAAAGTAGCAATCGGAGAGGCGGCTAATGGTACTGGTATTTTAGGTGCCGCAATGGATAAGTTAAATGATATAAGGAGTATTGCGGCAAGTGACCATATACCACTCTGGAAAAAATACATCTCTCGTTTAATTGGTGGATTAGGAACTGCTTACCTAAAGCAAGTAGACATAATAGCAAAACAGCAAAAGATTAATGATGATACAAAAATTCATGAACAAGTAATAAAGGAAGTTGATAGGGCGATGGCAAGCGGTAATGCTGAGGCTTATATTAATGCTCAAAAACAACACGTTTACTACGCTCAGATATTCGCTGAATATCAAAGCCGATTACCCAAACCGATTGAACTAACAACTGAACAATTAGAGAAACAAGCCAAAGCCCTTGAGGAGGTTAATAAGAAATTAAAAGAACAGGCTGAAAGAAAGGCTAATGTTGACGCAGCCAGAACAAGGCAAGATAAAAAGGCAGATCCAGTTAATCTTGCTGAACTCGCAAAAGGGATAGAATTTACTCCAGATACTAAGGCATTGGACTCAATGAATGCCGCTTTAGATGGTTTGATTGATAAGAATGAGAAGCTAACGGAAGCAATGAACGCTCAAAGAGATGCTTTGATTGCTCAGGTAGCTACGTTCTCAGTAGCGTTTGGCGAAATGCTTGTATCAGGGGATAACTTCGCGCAAGGAATGGCAATGGTTTCCGCTGAAGTCGTTAATCAGATCGGTAAAATGATCATGGCACAAATGATTCAAAAAGCGATCATGGACAAATCCACGGACTTTAATTTCTTTGCTAAACTTGCTTTGATAGGTGTGGCCATTGGTGCGGCAAGTGGATTGCTTAGAAAGATCGGCAAAAGTGGAGGAGGTGGCGGTGGTTATTCAGGTGGAAGTAGCGGATCTTCTTCACAAGGTATGAGGACTGAAAATTTAGGACAACGGATTACTTTGGAATTTACAGGTGATGCCGGAAAGGTTTTAAAACAAAAGATTTCAGAACAGGATAGGAGAGATTCACGAACTAAGGTCGGTTAATGGCAACATTTGAACTATATAGAATAAAACTTGCAACAGGAGGAAGTGCGCCCTTCTTAGTAGATCGGTTTGTGTATGTAAAATGGAATGATTCAACAAATGATTTTCAAGTCGATTTACATGATGAAACAGATGTTTATTTAAGTACCGAAGTTAGCGGCCCTGGATTAATTGTGAATGAGTACATTGATTATAATTATTCGTTTATTGATATAAATTCTAATCTAATAAGCTTTACAGAAATATTTACAACTTTCCCTTATTCTTTAAAAATTGAAACTCCTGTTATAGTAGATGTTTGCGGAATTGCTTTTTATGCTCCTGATTGTTTCTCAACTAATGCCACGAACGAAAACGCGGACGGTACGATAGAAGTATTTGCAGAAGATTCATACAGTGCTGAAATAGTAAAGTATAACATTGGAAGCGACTTCGATTACCTTTCGGGCGGTCAGGTTGGCACTACTTTTACAGGTTTGGTTCCAGGTACTTATGCAATCTATGCCCGTAATAGTAATTCATGCAGGACGGTGATCAATATCACAGTAGGACTTACTGAAACTTACGAGGTAAGATACCGATTAGAGTTTCACGACCTTAAAAGTTTTCCGGTACTTGGCGCAAACAGAAAATATAGAGTTGATATTTTAGATTACAACTATACAGGAGATGTAAACGAATTAATAGGAGGCAGCGATGATCCTGTTACTATTGATTGGAGTTCTTCGGGTTCTGATGAAAATCCATTCGGGTTAAGCGTTGTCGCTTCTGAAATGAATATTTCAATTCTAAGTAAAACAGATGAGGAATATATAGATTTTTACACCACAGACGAGAAGCAGTTTAAGGCTGTTGTTTACGTTTACGAATCAGGGTATCAATTATTCTGGTCAGGGTTTCTTACTCCTATGCTTTATTCAGAATCATACGTTTCTAAAAAGAACTATGATATTACTTTAACTTTTACCGATGGGGTAGCAGACCTTTCAACATTCCCATTTTCAGACGACAGCAATAATCAGATAACTAAAAGAATCCCTTTACTAAATGCCATATCTTACATTCTCAATAAAACTGGATTGTCTTTAGGTATTTGGGAGAGTGTGAATATCTATGCGGCAGTGATGGCTTCAGGTACTAATGACAGTTGTTTAGAACAAGGATTTATTGATCCGAAAGTTTATCTAAATGATGACGGCACTAGTAAAGATTGTTTAGTCGTTCTTCAATACATAGTGGATTTTTTAGGGTGCAAAGTTTATCAATCAAAAGGACTTTGGCATATTGACTTAGTAAGTGAAAAAACAGCCTCTTTAGTTCCTACACGTAAATTTGATAGCGATCTAAATGCTTTAGGTGGAGGTGATGAGAACCCTCGAATTATGCTAAGGATAGCGGGAGCCGTTCCACCAAAAGTAACCCTTGCAGAACAAAGCGGGGTTATGAACATAGCGGAAACTTTTGGGCGTATTGCGTTAACGTATGATTTGGGAATAGAAAAAGAAAACAACCTACTGGATTACGGAAATTTTGAAGATGAAGACGTTGAAAACGGCCAGTTAAAAGGGTGGCAAGTAGATGATTCTTTAGGCGGGTTAGCTACATACGGGCTTGAGAAATTAGCAGAACCAAGAGGGGATAGCGAATACGCTTTCTTTGTTGACTTTGCTGCGTGCGCAATAGGTCAGAATATTATAAAACTTCAATCATTACCTTTTGAATACGATTACCCTGGAGTAGGTACGTTTCAATCTATTAAAGTAAGTTTTGATGTTTACACCCGAGCGCTATTTACTAAGGCAGAAATTTACTTAGACTGGAAGGTTACTATAAATGGTGGGATTTACGTACTTCCAAGGAATTATTCAACCACATCAAGAAGGGCTTTAGGAACAGCGGGGTTTCTAAATGATCTGATTGATGATAAATATAACAGGGTTTTTATATCAGATTCTCTTACATGGAAAACTATTGAGTTTGAATTTCCTATTTACTTCGTTTCTCTTAACGGTGTTAGTAGTGATGGCCCGATACAAATAGAATTAAGAATTTCAAGCAATCCTATTTATGACTATGCAAATACAACAGCTTTAAAAACAGAAAGTGTAGATTCTTTAAATAACTCAGATACTATTTATTTCAATAAAAGAAGAAAGGTAAAAGATACCATAAACTCAAAAGATGTAATCAGGATTTACGAAATAGAGCGTAGTTCAGATGGAGAAAGTTTACCAGATATTGTGCGACCTAATTCATTCAGCACCGCTTCACCATACCGCAAAAACTACGTCTGGAAACTAAAAGAGACGGTTGACATAGAGGCAACGGATAAAAACTGGCTTCAAAACATTCTGATTGATAATGTCAGGATGCAATACCTCCCTGAATATGGCGTACCTATTGAAACAATCGAAGTAATTGAGGTTCCAAATGAAAAAGTGAAACCAGTACTTGAAAAAACGTTAGTTCATGGTGATCTTTTAACTCCTCCTTTAGATAATAATTACAGTCTTATAAGTAAGGCTTATTTAACCGAAGAAGATGGAACGCCAATTTACGGTAATTGGGCACGAAGGGGAGTAACTGAGAACTATTCTATTACTCAACTTTTGGGTAAAATGATTCGCGGACAGTTTCAGGAACGCAGACGTAAATTAACAGGTAGTTTAGATTGCCCTGACTTACTTCCTACTTTTTGGAACACACTTCACGAGGTTAGGACTGGAAGAGTTTTCCAATTTATGAGTTTAAAAATTTACCTAAGAATGAACATGGCAGAGTTTAGTGCCGTGGAAACCCTTAGCGGTGGCGATCCTTTGGATGAAAGTGTGGGCGGGGATGTGGGAGAGATTGAACCACCAGTAGAAACACGGGTACATGTAGCGGCTTTTTCAAGTGCTTTTAATTAAATTTACAACCAATGGCAATATTAAACGGTGTAGCATTTGAAGCAAAATACAACGATGCTGGAACGGGCGTTTATCGTACGGGGCAGGGCGTTGGATCAATTGACGAGGGCGATCACCAATCGTTAGTAACTGACATAAAAGATAACTACCCAAACCTAAACGAAAGTGAACTTGTAAGCGTAGCCGCAATGAGTCCTTTAGGTTCTATTAACTTGAATGACCAGAACAGGAAAAAGACTTTTGTAACTAATGCAGTAATCAGTGCGGCTTTTGAGTTTAGAATTATTGGGGATACTTATAAGCCTCCGTTTACTTTGTTTTTTGAGGTGAGTGGATTACCTCCGATTGAATTTCCGGCTACTGGTTTTGTGATGGATGATGTAAGGTGGGATAACTCTTCAAGGATATGGCAACCCGAAAATGACGGCATTTATAAACTTCACGCTTGGCACAATGGTACTAAGTGGTTTGCAGATATAGGACAATCAGGATACGTATAAACTAAAAAAACTATGGAATATCTTTTAATCATCGCCTTACAATTACTTGGAATAGGGTTTAACGTACTTCAAGTATTAATAAGATTGGACACTAAATATGTGGACGATACTTTTAAAGACGTTTGGATAGCCTTCTGGAAAGAGGATAAGTTTACTTTGATCCTTTCAGGATTAATTTTACTTACTGACTTAACAGCACATTTCATTTTAACCTACTATAATAACCCGTTAATAAAATGGGAGTACTTTACTGTGGTAAGTTTAGGCACTGCTTTTATTTTAGGCTATGCAGGTCAAAGACTTGTTTACAAATGGCTTGGAAGCGCAGAGAAATTTTTAGATAAAAAAATAACCGATAAACTACAATGAAAAAACTACTATTGCCTATTTTGATTCTTTTGTCTGTAATTAGTTACGGACAAACAGCTATCACAATTGATTCAAACCCTTACAAGGTTAATCCGGCCACAACAAGTACTATAACAATGAGCAATAGTCAGGTTAGGGAGGTTGGTATGTTTATCCTTATTCCATCCACCAACGCAGGAACGGTAACGATAAACACAGAGAGCAGCACACTAACGAATAGTGTTGTGTATCCTTCAGGAGTTGAGAGGCTTGTATTTATAAGTTTCAAAACAAAGTGGTATATTAAATTTAGTGTAGATACAGATGAAGTTTGGGTTAGCTGGTAACATTATGAAAAGAATACTTTTTAGTTTACTATTGCTCGCGCCATTTTTTGCGAGCGCACAAAGTGGGAGTTTAAGCCAATCGGTTTACCGTTCACGGGTTAACGATTCAACGGCTACAATATCGGCTAACGTTAGTCCTATTGCGCAGGGGTACGCACCTTTTTACTGGAATAATCAAGCGACCGTACCTCATTGGGAATTTTGGACGGGTTCGGCTTATGAGCATGTGTTTACTTTCTCAGGCGGCAGCTCACTTACTTTAGTAAACGGCAACGGTACTACTGTTAACGGTACAGGAGATGGAGTGGATTTGAG